AGGCATCCTCAGTCCAGATAACTACTACAAGTTGCTGACTGAGCAGAAAGATGCCATCAACCGAGACTTCAACCCAGAAGGCAACGGTTCGTTGTCCGGCGGTGAATTGGTCGAGATTGCTGGCATTCGCATTCTGAAGTCCACTCACCTGCCATCTGGTGATGAGACTGGTGTGTCGGAAGATGCAAACTTTGGTGACGCTGCCATCAATAACAATGTCTTTGATGATGCTGCTACAGGCGGCTACTCCGGCGTTAACTTCACTGGTACTCAAGGTATTGTCTTCCAAACTGAAGGCGTGGGTAGCGTGAAGTTGATGGATCTGTCTATGGAGTCCGAGTACTTCATGGAGCGTATGGGTACGCTTATGCTTGCCAAATACGCAATGGGTCACGGCGTTCTTCGTCCTGAAGCCTGCTACGAGTTGGTGAACACCGGAACAACGCCTTAATCTGGTACACTGATCTCGTCTGAGTTCTCCACTTGGGGCCACCCGTAGTTCTGCTATGGGTGGCCCTATTCTTATGCAAAAGGAGCATCAATGTCTGTTCAAATGACCACGGAACTTAATGCGGTAAACACCATGCTTAGTGCTATTGGTGAGCCACCCGTAACTACGCTCGATGGGCAAACAAATGCCGATGCTGCTATTGCACAAAACATCCTGTTAGAAATTAATCGAGAAGTCCAAACGATGGGCTGGCATTACAACACTCAGTTTGATGTTGAGTTTCAGCCGGACACGCAAGGTCTAATTACTCTTCCTACCAACGTAGTCCGCATTGATATTGATCCACGAGTAAGAAGCGGCACGCCTGATATGGTGTCAAACCTTACCGATAATCGGGATATCACTCAACGTGGCACAAGACTGTTTAACAAAACAAAAAACACCTTTGTGTTTGAGAAAAACGTCACGGTAACCGTGATTTACCTTTTGCCTTTTGTTGAGTTGCCGGAAGCAGTAAGAAGGTATGTCACCATTAAAGCGGCCCGTGTATTCCAAGACCGTATGGTGGGGTCACAAAAACACCATTCGTTTACTCGTCAAGATGAGATGAGAGCATTGGCCTTAATGAAAGAGTTTGAAATGGATACTGCTGACTACAGCATCTTTGGCAACTATGACACTCTTCGTATTGTCAATCGGGGAGATGCCCAGCGAGGTATTCTTTAATGCCGCTTGTTCTTACTTCTGTTCCTGATTTAACTGGCGGTGTTTCGCAACAACCTGTATCGCAGCGTGGCATGAACCAATGCGAAAATCAAGTTAACGCGATGCCGTTGATGGTGGGTGGCCTAATCAAACGACCTCCGCTAAATCACGTTAACGAGATCAAAAACGGAACAAACAGTATTGACATTAACACCAACGCTTTTACTCACTTTGTTCGACGCGACAATGATGAAGAATTTGTAATCATTGCAGATGGTAACGGTGGCCTAACAGTCAACGCGCTTGATGGCACATCGAAAACGGTGATCATCGACAATAGGCTTGCTGGTACTGACTTTTACATTGGTGATGCTAGTGATGCCGCAGGTAATCCCAACGACCTTGCAAATCCCGGTGGAGTACTGCGTGCCTTTACAATTGGTGATGTCACGTTTCTCGTAAACACTGACGTTACTCCTGCCTTGGCTGACGATGTATCTCCTAACTCTCGTCTTCAAGCCGATGAACAAAAAGAAGCACTTATTCGACTAAACGCAGTAGGCGGTGTGGACAGCACGGTCAGCATTACGGTAAACCGTGAAGGTCAAGATCCTTTTACGGCTACGGTTACCTTTACAGGTGATGCTGATGGAGTTGTGGCTGACATTAGTACTGTTGCCGAAATCTTGGTGGATGGCAGCACAACAAATCACACCAATTACGCCTATAGCGACGATGCGGGCGGACTTAACTCAATCGCAGGGATTACCGCAACCCACGCTAACGGTGTCATCCACCTTGCTTCAGGAACTACAGACTTTACTGTGACCTGTTCAGACTCGTTTGGCGATGCCTCATCTACGGTAATCCGAGAGTCTACGACCTTCTTTGCCAGTCTTCCTCCAACTGCACCGCACATGATGATCGTCAAGATTGATGGCAATCCAGAATCAACTGTAGATGATTACTATGTGCAGTTCTTTGGAGATGGACTGTCTACCAGTTTGTCAAACAATACTGATGTCGGAACAATGGTGAAGGGTAAGTGGGTAGAATGCCCAAGGCCCGGAGTCAAGTTCAAGTACGACTACAAAACAATGCCACACATCTTGGTGCGACAACCTAATGGTACGTTTGTATTTACTACAGCAGACGGTGTGCAACCTGTTGACCCCGCCGATATTCCCAACGCTACAGGAAGCATCAAAACCACTGTTGACTGGGCCACGTTCAAGTTTGCTGACCGCACGACTGGCGATGATCTTACAAACCCACTACCTTCGTTTATCGGTCAAGCCATCACAGACATTACGGTGTTTAAGAATCGACTTGTAGCAACAAGCGGAGAAAATGTAACGCTTTCCGAGATTGGTTTTTTCTTCAACTTCTTCCGAACCACCGTTACCCAACTACTGGACTCCAGCACCATTGATGTAGGGGTGGGTGGAACAGAGATTGCCAAACTAGATCGGGCTGTTCCATTTAGTGATCGTCTCATGCTCTTCTCGCAACGTGCCCAGTTCTCTTTGGCAGGGGAAACAGTGCTGACTCCACTTACTGTGTCGATTACTAATGTGACGGACTTTGATGCAGATACTACTTCAGCCCCCGTTCCGGCTGGTGCGTCTTTGTTCTTTGCATTTAAGCGTGGGTCGTTCTCTGGATACCGAGAGTACTTCAAGGCTGGCACAGCGGCAGACATCCAGTTTGATGCGTTAGACATCACAGAGCAAGTTCCTAAGTTTATCGAGGGGACAGTCAAGCGTGCTGTGACCTCTACTCATGAAAACCTACTTGTGATCCAAGCGGCTAGTGCAACCAAACTTTACGTTTACAAGTACAACAATACCAATAGAGGCAAAACACAGTCTGCTTGGTTTACTTTTGAATTTAGTAACGCCACTGTTGTCAATATCCAGTTTGTTGGAACATCCCTGTTCATGTTGGTAAAAAGGGGTAGTAAGACATTCTTGGAACGCATGGACTTGCAGACCGGCCTCAAGGACACAGGCTCAACTTACGTCACCACACTGGACCGACGCTTTTTGATTGCAGACCGAACAAGTGCGACCGAAACCACCACTACTTACACCATTACTGGTACAGAATTAGACACCTCACTGACATACAACGCAGTTACTCAAGGTGGGGAAGTACTTACCATCAATAGTGTTACAGCAGCCGGTGGCAATACCACTATTGTTGTTAACTCTGTCGTAGACGCTGGAGTGTCGGTGTTCTTCGGGCTGCCCTACACCATGACTTACGAGTTTTCCAAGCCTCTGTTGAAGCGAGGAACGCAGGACGGCAAGATTGACGTTGTGTCTACAGGTCGCCACCAGTTGCGATACATGACACTGGAGTACGACGATACAGCCTCGTTTACTCTTCGTGTTACGCCGCAAGTCGGGGGTGCTGACGGTACGCCGATTGACTACCCGTTCAGCGGTAGATTCTTAGCGGCAACTGCAACGCTTGACAATATTCCCAGCGAGACTGGCTCCTTCCGCATTCCGATTTTCCTGAAGTCTCAGAATGCCAAGATTGAAATTATCAATTCGTCGGCACTTCCTAGTAATATCCAGTCAGCGGAATTTGAAGCACAGTACACCACTAGGATCGAGCAACAACAGTGACCGGAATCGTTGAGTCAAAGAAATCACATGTCGCCGCCGTCTACAACAACCTGAGACAGGCAGACCGCGACGAAATCGAGGCGTTGGGCAAAGATGCCTTTACGTCTCTGCGTCAGGGGTTCCGCGAGTCCGCTCCCTGCTACACATGGATGTACGAAGACGAACCCTCAGCCTTACTGGGGTGTGTGCCTTACAGCAATGGAGCAGCAGCCATCTGGATGCTTGGCACTGACAATATTGCTAACCATAGGTACGCCTTTATGAAGACTTGTGTGCCATTTCACAAAGAACTGGTACGTCCCTACCAATTAACCGCAAACGTCGTAGACGAAAGGAATGAGGTTCACATGCGATTCATTAGATATCTCGGATACAACTTTATTGCACGACGTTTAATGGGGCCAAATCAAATGCCCTTTATCGAGTTTGCGAGGTTAAACCATGTGTAATCCAATTGCCTTTGTTGGCGGTGTTGCTTCTATTGCTGGAGGAGCGGCACAGAGTAGAGCAGCGCGGCGACAGGCTGCACAACAGGCTGCGTACAACCGACAGGCCGAAGCCGTTGGTCGTATCAACTACGAACGTATGGTTGCTTATCAAGCCCAACTGGCAGAGTTCCAAGCAGACCAGTACACCGCAATGGCAGTCTCAAGTGAGCAAGCCCTCGGCAACGTGTTCGGATCAATCTTAAATCGAGTCAAGCAAGTAGAGTTGGCAACCAAGCAGAACGTCACCAAGTTTTCGCAGCAGGCCGCATCTCAAATGGCGTTTGGCAAAGCATCGGCTGCTGAGTCTGGAGTAACTGGCAACAGCATTGCGTTGATGGCTGATGGCTATGCCAAGTTAGAAGATGAGGCCAACACCAACTCTTTTGCCAACTTGGAAGGCGAGATCCTCCAGCAACAGGCAACGATGGCTGGATACCGTGCTTCGTATCAATCTGCACTTAACAGCAAACTTCCCCCACCCTTGGCTCCAGTCCAATTGCCAACACCGCAGGGTCAAGTTACTCAACCTTCTTCTGCTCCTTACATCCTTAGCAGCGTTGCTCAGGCTGCCAACTTTGCGATTCCGTTCTTCAAGACCTAAAGGAACCACACATGGCTAAAAGACCACAAAAACGATCTGGTGATTTGCAGGCTCCGGCCCTCAATGCACCACAGTTGGGTGTCACTTCACAGCCTGTGGATACTCGTGTTACTCCAGCAGAAAACGCACCGCAGGCTCCACAGTTGTTGCCAGAGCCAGCCAAGCCTGACATGCAGGGTGCGAGAGATTTGGAAAACATGGGCCGTGCCTTGGGTGATTTGTCTAAGACACTGTTTGGTTACGCACAAGTCAGTAAGGAAAGAAGGACACAACAAAAGAAAGACACTCGTGACGAGGCTCTAAGGAGACTTCGAGAGGGAGCAAAGCCCTTTGAGGAGATGCAGAAAAAGGGGGAACTTACTGGTGCTACTCCTCCTCAGTTGAAGGGTGTTAGCATCGCTTACGGAACTTACGCGGTTGAGCAAGCAATGCTGGACTGGCAGCAGCAAGTTGAAACTTTGCGAGCAGACCCCGGATACCTAAAAGCAGATGGCTGGCAGTCGCACCTAAGCGAAATCCTGCAAAAGCGATACAACGAGTTTGCGGGTCTTGTCAAAGCGGGTGGTCGGCCTGACGCTTTTAACCGTGCATTCAACAGACTGGCAAAAAATGCCCAAGATCGAGTCCAAGCGGATCACGCACGTTGGCTACAAGGGGCTGCGGAAGATAAGCGGCTGGAAGGCGTTCGTGGCGAACTTCGCATGATTTTGGGGAATGCTCTTGATGATGCAGACAGTTTTGATCTAACCACTCCACAAGGAGAAGCCGATTACGCACGGGCAGTTACTGATCAACTCAATGTTTTGTTGCAGGACGGCTACGGGCAGACTTACTCTGAAGATGCTTATCCAACAGTGTTTGGCAAAGCCTTGATTGATCTTGCAGCAATGGAAGACTCGGTTACCGAAATTGCGTTGTTTGCTTTGAGTAACCCAGACCTTGGTGACTTGCTTGAAAATAACCAAGAAGTTCGTGAGTACTACTTTGCCAATCAAAAGAAAATTGATGATGTTCGAGCAGCAGGCCGAGGCCGAACGGCACAGGGTCAGGTTACTGGTTACGCGAAAACAGTTGAAGCCAGACTGCTAGAAAGTTTTGGCACTGTCTTCAGTGTTGATGGTCGAGGTAAGGATTCACTTCCCGCAGCACTTGGTGGCGACCCTATTGCAATTATTTCTGGGATTATGGAAGAGGCGGAGCAAGGTAGTACGAACAACGTGACCTTTTCAATAGACGCTTCAGGTCTTAACGTGACTCTTCAATCTACTCTTGACCCAACTAAAACAGCAACCATCAATATTAAAGATGCCTACGAGTCAGCAAGACAGACGGCGATCAACAACTTCATCGGAGATGCTGGCCCTGCGGCAGAAGCACTTGCGGCTGACAGGTTTGGGACAATTCCAAAATCAGTAGCCAGAATTCAATCCGGTATTGCTGCAATCCGTAGTTATACACCACTGGATGACCCAGAGGCGAACGCAAATGCTCTCAGACCAATTGCAGAGGCTTACGATACTTGGGCTGCGTACAACACTCGAATGCACTCTCGTCAATTGACTACAGATGCGGGAGTTGGAGAACAAGGTGAGTTAATGATGCGTGCAATCCACATGTTGGTGCGGCAACCTGAAAATGCACTCACAGTTCAAAACGCAGCAGCAAGAGTTGCCGATAGATTCCGTCGCTTAGAACAGGAACTTCCGAGCATTACAACGGGTGCAACATTTGACCAAGAACTTGCAGATCGAGTCACACCTGATCAAAAAGAAAATGGTGATGACTTGGTTATCAAAAGACTGGCTCAAGTCTTTATGTTCTTGGGCGGCTCGGACAATGCAGATGGCGGACTTTTAATTACTCCTGATCGAGCCATTAGTAACGCAATGGAGTTTTTGGAAAGCCAAACTTTCTTCGTTGGAGGAAGCCGTCAGTACTACGCAAATACACCAATCCAACTTGAAGACT